TGTATTGTATGTAGTTGTATTATTTGTAGTTGTATTATTTGTAGTTGTATTGTATGTAGTTGTATTATTTGTATTATTTGTAGTTGTATTGTATGTAGTTGTATTATTTGTAGTTGTATTGTATGTAGTTGTATTATTTGTAGTTGTAGTTATAAGTTTTTTATTAAATTCAAAATTAGGTTCTACTATACATGAATAAATCTTCATAGAATATACTGTTTGTTTATTCATAGAATTAGACATTCCCCATAGTTCATTGCAGTTAGCTATATCTACCTTTTCAGCAATGCATATATATAATAATAATATATAAAGTAATTTTTTTAACATTTTATTACATATAATAGCTTATCTTTATGTATTATAAAATATACATGTGTATGCTGATATAGGTTTCAGATTTAATTTGATGGTCTAAATTAAAAAGCTATATCACTTGATAATTCCTATACAATATTTTATCAAAAGCTTTTATTAAAAATTTCCCTTTATCTGAATAATAAGTTTTAAACATTACGAGTCTTCTGTAATCATTTCTTTGATAATCTGATTCTATATCATCCCATCTAATATTTTTAATGTCATTTTTTAATAACAAGTCTTCTACTAATTTTTTCTTATAATCTGATAAGGTGAAGTTTTGAACAAAATAAGGAAATAGGTAGAATTTATTAGGATAATTATCAAATATATAGTCTCTATTTGCTATCATATTATTTAATTGAATAAAAAAATTATCATCATAAATATAACAATCACCATTTAATCGTAGATGAGCTTCTATTATTATATTGTCTATTATTTCTATATTCATCACCCCAGTATAACTTTTCATAATACTTTCAATAAATTTACTTATATTTTCAGGTAATTTATAATTTGGTTTATACTTGTGATATTCAAATGTTCCTGACTTTCCCGGTTTGGATTCCAAACCATAATATGCTACTATCTTACCTTTATCTAAAACTACATCAATTGTATAATTTTTTCCTGATAAAAATGGCATCCAAAAACTCCCCTCATTTAGATTATCGTTATATTCCTTCAGGTTATTTAATCTGATAAAACCTTTACTCATACCAAAAAGATTTATAATAGGTTTGATAATTATAGGATAACTAGTAGGACTAGTTCCTACCGGTCCACAATCGATATTTTGTTTTTCAACTAACCATAATTTATTATAAATCCATTTATACTCTTTATAATATTCCCATGCATCAATATCATTAGTTATTATACTATATATTGATAATCTTTCCAGTCTATCATTAATATCTTCATAATACTCCATATAGATTTATATAATATTATCTAGTTAAAATACTTAAAAAAGAATTACATATTAAAGAAATGAGTATAATTACTTCTCCGTTATATTGCCTGTCAATAGGGTATACATATATTGTTATGACCAGTATAATATTATACTATAATAACTTTTTTCATCACAATAGTTTCTTCTCCTGGGGTCCACCATTAGAGTTATTTGGTAATAAGATTACAAGATATTCTACCTTTTACTGTTATTTAATATAAAAAATTGTATTTTGCATAATCTATAATAGAATTAATGGATTTCTCACTAAGAAATATACCTGAAGATGATTATGATGTTGCTCTATCATTAGAATCAACAAATTCTTCTTTTTTATATGGTGAAGTCGAACCAAGTGATATTTTAAATATTATCGAAAAATTAGAACCTGGTGATAAAAGTATGTTAGATATAGGTAGTGGTTGTGGTAAAATTGTAATATATCTAGCACTAAACTTAGAAATTAATATAGATGGTGTAGAATTAGAACCAAATAGATTTCAAAAAAGTATTAAACTTCTTGAAAAATATAAACAAGAAAACAAAGTAAACATTTTTAATGAAGATTTTAAAAATGTTCATTTTGGTAAATATAATATAATTTATTCATGTAATTTAGCTTTTAACAAACAAGATAATATTATATTATATCAAAAAATACTTGGGGAGTTCAAAGGATACTTGTTATTATTTTGTCCAGATGAATGTCTGTATGAATTCTTTCTGTGTCAATATACAGTTAAAACAAGTTGGAATTTATCTCAAAATATTTATTTATACTTTATCAAATAATATTGATATATATGATTAATCGTTGTGGTATTTGTAAAAAAAATTTAAGTGATATTACTGTATCTGTTCAAGCCAATCTTTGGAAAGAAACCTAAATTAAGATTCCCATTATTTGTAATAACGAGACTGAATTTTATGAAAACTACTTACTTTAATATTTTTTTAACTTCATATCTTTAATGAGTAAGCAATTTTTTAATCCTAAAATATTGCTATTCTTACTACTCCAATCTTGAGGACTCAAAAGCTTCCAATTAGAATTACTAATTAGATTCAATCTATAATATATGTAACCAATTAAAGATGAACACCAAACTGTTTTGGGAACAGGTATTTTTTTATTTTTTAATAAAATTCTTTTGTCTTCGTCATCTATTTCAGTCCAATTATCAACTTCATAAATACCTGCCATTAACCAATCCAATATATTCATATCATATTTATGGTGATGAATTTCATGATGAATCTTTGTAAGTAACTGTGTATCTAATGGTGCATTAACTATTAATTTTCTAACATAAACATTTCCTATTCCATAATCATCAATAACTTGATCTAAAGGTGATATTTGAACTCCATCGAATATCTTATGGTCTTCTACTTCTGGAAAACCTTCTTTTCCCGATTGCCACACATATAATCCAGTAAGATCAGGTTGAATATATGTTGGATCCTTCAAAACCATACCAATGTGACTGTATTTGGACTTTGTCCAGAATTCTATACAACAACTAACTTTGGCAGTCCCATGAAACAATAGTAGATCTCCTGTATCTAAACTATCGTATAAGCTCATTAATATTTTTAGATTAAAATATTGTAATATTAACTAAAGACCACAATATTAAAATTTATTCATATATTTGAAATTTAGGAATATTAACCAAGTCAGATAAAATATAGGTATTTTTATCTTTTTTATTAATATTACCACTTTCATCTAATTCTAATTTACCAACTGGATAATCCATATCAATATCATATACTACTCTTGATTCATCATCTAACCAATACTCTTTAACTTTACTAAATATTTCTTCACCTTGTCTTTCAATAGCACTAATTTTTCTAACTTTAATTCTTTTACTAAGACTATCTTTTGCATTTAATCCGTTGTTAATCTTAATATCAAATTCAGGGTTGTTATTATAAGCAGGTCCTATAGGATTTTCAAATAATGAATCTTGATTAAATTTAAAACATTTATATTTGCTACCCATCATATTATGTGCTTTAAAAAGTTCACAATCTACAGAAGATTCTTTAACAGCTTCAGTGAATGATAACATCAAATTATTCTTTTTTCTACTAATATCTTCTAATTTTTCATCTGAAGTTTGTTTACCACCTTTTCTAATACATTTATATCTAAATACATCTACTTTTCTTTTTTCCATTGGTAAGTATTTATGAGAACAAATACGTATAGCACGACCAATAACTTGTTCAATTTTAACTTCATTCCAATAAGGTTCCATTATATGAACTTGTCTAGTACTCATAAGACTTAAACCTTCAGCACCAGCTGGTGAAATTAAAATAATTTTTATAATCCTACCATTAAAATTTTCTTTCATATTATAAACTTCTTTATTTTTAGTTCTAGTGTCTCTATCTATTTTACCATGAAATTCCATAAATCTCCTTTTATCTTTAGTAAATTTCTTTTCTTTTACCATTCCATATTCTTTAGCTAGATTTTTTCCCTTAATTTCTTTATCATCATTAAAGTTTAAGAATCCAAAGAAGTGTAAATATATTTTGAAAATAGACAAACCTTCCATTTCTACATAATTGGAATAAACTAATACTGGACCAGCTGATTTTAAAGTATTAAAAATAATATATAACATTTTTGGACCACATTTATACATTTCTTGAATAAGCTTTGATTTCCTCTTACTATTAGTCCAAAATTTTGTAAAACTAGAACCTTGACTTCTGAATTCCTTAATATCATCACTAATTGTATATTTATTTTTTTTATCACTGTCATATATTTTTTGAAAATAATCCATCAAAGTAGACTGATACCTATTGATTGCATTAACATAATCACTAGTTTCCTTCTTTTTTCTTAATTTTGCTAGTTTTTCTTCATCTCTTCCTTCATTAACAACAACCTCATCTTCTACTTTAATTCTAAATTTTCCTGGTCTAGGTCTAATTTGACCAGCTACTTCTGAATTGATTGCTGGGAATACAAAATTACAAGCTTGTCTAGTGTATGAAGAAAAAGTAGACATCTCTTTACCCATTTTACCACGTGACATTCTTAATCTCATTTTTTCTTTTTGTTCTTCAATCTCTTCAAAATGATTATAAACTTCTTCATGATAAGGACTCATAAGTATATTTTTATAATGAACAACTTTATTAGCAAACTTATCTGGTGTAGCACCAATATAGTAACTAGATAATCCCAATATACGTCTTTGAAACATATTTTTTGTTTCTTCATTAATACTACTATAATTAGCAGATGAAATATATTGTTGATTAAAAATAGCTTCAGATTTTGGGAAACTACCTGGTCTCAAAAGATTAAAAATCAATGCCCATTCATATGGTTGATTAACTACTGGAGTAGCAGACATTAATACTATTCTAGTATTATTATTTTCCATCTTTTCTCTTTGAATGTAATCATAAATAGTTTGAGCTCTTTTACCAGTTTGTGAGGAAATATTATTGTAAACATTGACCATAAATTTATGTGATTCGTCGAATATATAAATTGTATCACGACTAGCATCCTTCTTTTTAACTTTTTCTAAGAAATCTTTATCTGCAAAAGGGGAATCATAATGAACAAATTGAATATTTCTAAATCTAATATCTCTATCTTTTGTTGCTAACCAATCTTTAAGATCTTTTAACCAAGGATCATCTCTTAAAGATGCTGGAATTAAGAGAAAAACATTCCACTTTGGGGAGTAATTAAATAAAACATTATAAATATTAATAGCACTTACCGTTTTACCACTACCTACACCATGAAATATTAATAATTCTTTGAAGGGTGCTGTGTAATTAACATATTGTCCTACAAATCTTTGATATAATGTTAATTCTTTTTTTAATTTTTCATCACATGGATCTTCACCTTCTTTTCTAATGATTTCAGGTAATTTATATTTTTTAAAATTTTTTAATATCCAATTTTGAAAAACTCTTCCGTTAATACCTAGATCTATACTAACATTTTTTGACATATTAATATACTATATATAACTTTTTTTAACTAAAAAAATCAGAAATTATTTCTGCTTCATGATTAACCCTAAAAGGCAATCCAAATTCTCCTCTAATAGTGTTTTCTGTAATTTTATGACCATCTAGATACATAGTATTTCCTGGCATACCAAAAATTGTTCCTTCTTCTTCTCTAGTTTCAGAATGAACATCCATTAGTAATCTTAGACAATGTACCATCTCATGTGCTAAGATCATTTCTAAAGGTTGTTCTATCGTGTAAGTAATATTATCGTGCAATTCAGTATATTCTTTTGTTTTATCCTTAATATCTTTGGACGAAATTATATTTTCAGGAACATTACAATTATTACAAATACATGCAAAATATTTTAAAGTATCATTAGTATTATCATCAATATAACTCTTTGGAATAATCATTGGATCAATTACTTGAATTTTTGAACGATACTCTCTAGCAGGAATTACAATTTGAATATCAGATTTACCATTATAATAAGTTATTTTAGGAATTTTAATACGAGTACGATATGTCTCTTCAGAAACTATAGAAATATTAATATCTGCGTGTGTAGTGTATTCATTAATCTTACTAATCATCATCTTACCTAAACGATTTGAATTAATCCTATCCAGGGCATTATTAACCATAGTATACCATTCATCAGAAGACATACTTCCAAAAGTTGATTTATATTTAAGTGGAATCATTACTATCAATATAATTATAATTTTCAATTTTTTAAAAATTATAATTTTATAAATTAAATAATTTAAGTTTTTTTATTAACTTCCTTAGTAACTTCCTTTTTTTCTTCTGTAGTATTTTTAACATCTTTCTTCTTACTAGTATCAATTCTTAATCCAGAACTAGTAGAAAATCTGAAATTAGGTACAGTTCCTTTAACTCCATCTTTAGGATAATAACTGAATTTAAATGATTTACCTTGTTTTAATCTCTGTAATCCTTTTAATCTGGATTCTCTAATAGGGTCTACTGGAGTACCCATACATTCTACGGTAAAATGTTGGTAATTAGATGGCTCCATAATAGTAATATTATTTTCATCAGTATAAATGTCCTTAGATTTGAATAATTTATTTAACAGAACTAGGTAATTCTTTTCCTCGTGTTTAATTTTGTTAATAATAGCATAATTATAATCTATTAATAGGTATAATACTAGTAGTTGGAAAGTACCAAAATATGTCTTTTTCTTATCAGAATATTGGTGAACAATACATCTCTCATTATTACCATATAGTTTTAAAACGACTTGGTTCTCATAGTAAAATTCTACTCGTTCATCCCAAAACATAAAAAATTTGTAATATTTTCTGTAACTAATTTTTTTCCCATACATTGATTTTAAAATATTATAAACGGTAAGGTAATCTTTTTTAAGATTAGTAGAAATTAGTTGATAATAAGGATATGAAGATATTTGAACATCAGTGTCATCTACTTTTTTAGTAAGATATTCAACACCATAATGACCAACCACTACAAACTTACTATTCATAATAATTAATTTTCTAATATTTCTCATAACTTCTTCATGAGTTTTCTTTCCTATAATTGTATCATATTTAATATTAGTTTTTTCTACTTTAGGAATAGGAAAATGTTTCTCTAATAAATTAGTACGAATATAAGCTTTTTCTAATCTCCAACTAGATGTTAATAGGTCTGTATAGACACGATAACCATCTACTATCATAAATAATGGATGTGTCATTCTTAATCCATTAAGCTCAATGTAGGGACAATTATTATATACATCTGGGTCCATATAAGAAATATCACAATAATTTTCAAAGTTAGCAAATATTTTATAAGTTTCATTATGAACACCTTGGTCTCCTTTTATATTAAAAACTTTTTTTTCATTAATCAAATCACAAAGTTCAATAAGATCTTTAATTGGATCAGGAGTATAAAATTCTATATCTGCTCTAGTATCACCATAAAAATCGTCCTTAATATTTTTAGATTTAATTAATTCATTTTGAGCATATCCTCCATAGATAAGTCTCTTTTTTTCCTTAATAAAATTTAAAATTATTTTTCGAACCATAGTATATTCATCTTCATTTGGTTCTAAAAATTTACTATTAAAAATTGTTTCTGCTTTTTTTTGAATATTTGAAATATTATCTTTAATTAATACCATTTCATCCATAGTATAAAAACTTCTATATTGCTGTTTACTCATTGATATATAAGAATTAGATAATTTAAATCAATTTTTTTATTATTATTAAAATTATAATAAAATAAAGGAAAAGAATTTTATTGTTATTTTCAATTTTTTTTAAATTCTGTAGGAATATTTTTAGAGTGATTACACAGATAATGAAGGTAAAGAAATACCATGGTGTTACACTAAAACATGTTGTAAAGGTAGTGATTGGAAAGAATGCCCTGAAGAATTTGAATTAGAAACGGATGCTAGAGATGCTGAAACGGCTGCTGATCAAGCTGAACAAAATACTACAATAACACTAGAAGATGCTACTACAGCTATTGCTCTAGTTGATGCACAACTAGAAGAAACTAATAGAGAAATTAAACAAGCTGCTGAAGAACTTGTAGAACTAAATAATGAACTAGCTTAATAAGATGTTATAACAAATACAAACTAAAAGCTTCATTTAAATATTTTGTAACCATTAGAAATTATTATTTAAATATAAATGATAATTATTAATAACAATACTGATATTTCCTAATACTATTTTTTTCTAATCAGCATAATTTTTACAGGAAGTTTCAAATAATCTTTCCCATTCTCCTTGAAAATCTTTAATATTTCTTTTTACTCTATAATCAATATGTTCTGGAAAAACACAAAATTTATTTGTTCTAGGATCTTCTATTTCAGTTCTACCATGTCCACCACCTGATGTAGATGATTCATTCCATCCTTTTAAATTTGCTCTTTTTATTATATTATTGCATTTATTATTATTTAATACTTTATCTAATGTAAAAATCATGTCATTGTATAACTGACTCATCATTAAATATCATTATTAAAAAATTATTTATATCTAAATATTAATATATGAATATTAAAAAAGTAAGGATATTATTCTATAAAAATATTCTCAAAATATATAGATGTCTAGACATGTAATTAATATTACTAAAATAGCGGGAAAGAAATTAATAGATATTGCAAGAACACATCAAACTAAATCTATTCTTTTTTCAGTAAAAGGAGGTGGATGTAATGGTTTTGGATACAAGTTAAAACCAATTGATGATAGTACGATTCTACCTAGAGATGAAATTGTTAAATATGAAGATATTAATATAGTAGTGTGTAGTAAAAGTATTTTCCATCTTCTAGGAACAACAATTGATTTTAAGAAAGATATCATGGGAGAAGGTTTTGATTTTAAAAACCCTAATGCAGTTTCCAGTTGTGGTTGTGGTACCTCTTTTTCTGTTTAATTATTTATAATTCCAATACTATTATTACTAATGATACCTTCATTAATAATCCTACTATAATAATTCCTGCTATTAATAATACCGTAATTAATGATAAAATTTTCATTAATCAACCATGCATCAAATTTGTTATTTATGGTAGCATTTAGATTATTTTTAAATATTCCTTGATTTATTAAGAAACCTAAATTATTGATTACCATATTATTGGTAAAAATAACTCCCGAATTTATAATTAATGTAGCTCCTACTGGAATTGTAATAACCATATTATTTTCTATATTTTCTTTAATTTCTAACGTACCTCTATCTAGTAGATTTTCTAATTTATTTTTTAACATTATAATTACTTGATAAAAATTAAATTAATTGATATTTACATAGTATTCCATACTTAGACGGTTTTTATATTTCAGAAATTTTAACGCTACTACCTCCCTCAAACATCATACTATATGAATTTTCTAAAAATTTATTTGGATTCATATTAATATAATTTTCAAAGGTAAGTTTATCAGTTTCTTCCAAGTTTTTTATAAGGTTAAATTTATCAGAAAACAGTTCAGGAATAATAAATGTAATATCATTCTCTTTTTCTTTCTTAAAACGCTGATAGAGTTCACAATTAGCTTCAAATTCAACCTTCTTTTCTTGTAATCTTTTCTGTTGTAGTTTAAGAATATTTAATTCTCTATTTAATTCAAATAATTCTACTTTTTCTTCTTCTAATAATACCTTTTTTTCTATAGGGTCTTTTTTATCTTCAATATCAACTGTTATTTTAGTATTTTGTTCCAAATCAATATACATGCTATTTAATACAACCTTAATAATCATATATTCTTTTTCAAAAAAAGTAATCATATTTTCAAGATATAAACTAGAATTGTGATAAGTAATAAATTTATTAGTAGTATCATTATATAGTAAATAAACAAAATTTTGTTTAATGTTATAATTACGTGGTTCTTCTTCTAATTTCATTTCAAAATGTAAATTATCTAATTTAAAAATAGAATGGTTTTTAACTATATTCTCTTTTTTTAAAAAGTCTAGATTATTATTCATAATACTAACATTATTGTATACTCCATAATATTTATTATTATCAGTATCATATATAAAGTAAATCATTGTTTTAATTACATAATATATAGTTAAATAGGTTAATATTTTTATACCAGTAATAAAATATTATATCTAATATTTTAGAACACAATGGGAAACTCATCTAGTGTAGATAAAACCCATGTTTCTGTTGAAATTGAAAAATTAGAATTACTTAAATTAATTAATCTTTCAATGAAAAAACAGGTAGAAACTTTAAAAAGTTATATTGAAAAAGAAGGTAGGTTAATCCAAGAATTAAGAGAACACATTAAACTCTTAAAAAATAAACCTAAATGTATAATGTGTCAATATATTGACAAAGATACTATCGTAGTATAAATATATTATTATATTTTATTTAAAAATTAAAATTTAATAATATATTATGACAAAAATTATTGCTTGGAATATTAACGGTATTAGAAGTATGCTAAAAAAAAAAGACCTTTTTAAAATGATAGAAGAAGAGAAGCCTGATATAATTTGTTTCGGTGAAACTAAAATATCATGTCCTTTTATAGATACCCAAACTGCACTTAAGAAAAAAATAGAAGGGTATCCATATCGTTATTGGTCACCATGTATGACTCGTAAAGGATACAGTGGAACTGCTATTTTTAGTAAGATTAAACCAATAAATAGTTATCTGGGAATGTTAGATAAACATTATCAGGATAATGGTATTGATGTGGAAGGTAGGGTTATAACTCTGGAGTTTAAGGACTATTTTCTGATACATGTTTATACACCTAATAGTGGACAAGAATTAAAAAGATTAGACTATAGGGTTAATACTTGGGATAAAGCTTTTAGGAAATATCTTAAAAGACTTAATAAAAAGAAGAATATTATTGTTTGTGGAGATCTTAACGTAGCTCATCATGAAATAGATCTTGCCAATCCTAAAACTAACAAGAAAAACTCTGGCTTTACTATAGAAGAAAGAGAATCTTTTGGTAAACTTTTGAAAAGATGTGATTTGATAGATACTTTTAGACATATTAATGGCGATACCATTAAATATAGTTTTTGGACTTATATGTTTGGTGCTAGAAAAAAGAACAAAGGTTGGAGAATTGATTATTTTCTAGTGAGTAAAAAAATGATTAAAAAAGTAAAAAAATCTGATATTATGACAACAATTATGGGTAGTGATCATGCGCCTGTTATTTTGGTAATTTAAAATTTATATATTTATCTATCATATAATATATGAATTTAAAAAATATCATAGAAACTTTTAATAAATACCATTATTTTGCTTACATTAATAACAAGATAGGTAAATTATCTAGTGATAATAGTAATACTGAAGCAAAAAATATAGCTTTCAGTAAATTAAGTAAATTAAATCAAGATAAAATTTTTATTTATCGTATTAAATTATCTAAAACTTCCACATTACAATCTAGTCTGATTAATTTAGATAAAACAGGTCCTTTATATTTTGAAATTAGAGAATATATCTTTAAGAAAAATAAGAAAATTTATCCTAATAGTGATAATGTTGAAGCTAGTGTCTTTCTAAAGAAAAAATATCTCGTTTCTGGATTAAAAATGAAAGATTTTGTTAGTAATGTAAAAAAATTTATTAAAGGAAAATTAAGTCTAATTCCTAGTAAAATCAATTATATTAAATGATTCACTTTATAAAAATTGAAAGGGTTATACATTTTATATTATTAATGGAAAAACATTTATTATTAAGTGAGAAATGGAACTCTTTGATTGTTAATAACTATACTGACACAAACAATCGCAAAAAATACTTATTTGCTATTTCAAAATATAAGAAATTTAATAAAACAACTTTTCTTAAATATTTGAATGAATCTAGCTTTACTTTCAATTCGCAGTATATTTCATTAAATATACTCTTATTCTTAGAAACAAACAAAATCTTTAACGGAAACAAGTTTAATAAAATTTACCAAATAAATAAAAAAAAAGATATATTTGTTTTTATTAATAAAAAGAAAATCTATCTGAAAAAATATCAATATGCTTGGAGATTATTATGGAGATACTTTGGAAAGTATTATGAAAAATCTGGATTAATTGATTTTGAAAAAAAGATTCTTCGAGATAACTTTATTTCTTCAGAAGGTTTTACCAATAATGTAACAATAGAAATGACCCTTAATCCTAAATACTTTAATCTTCCTAGAAGTCGAGTCGATCTTTCAATAGAACTAAAAAATAAAAAAATTATTGTTATAGAATTTAACGAGAATGACCATATAACTAGAGAAAAGTGTTCTCTGAAACCTGAAGAAAGATATCTCTCAATTGCTAATGGAGCCTTAATGGTTGATAGAAAATTAGATTGTATTAGAATATTATGGGAAGACGTTATTTTCTATGATAATAAAAAGAAAAAGAAAAAATTTTATGAATTATTTGATTCTATAAAAAACAAGTTAATTATTAATAATATTAAAAAGGAAGAATATATAGTAAATAAAATTAACCATTATTTTGGTTCAGAAAGTAAGATTGGTACTTTTATCTACCAAGCTTATCATAATAGGAAAAAATTTGTAATTAAATTAAAAAACTTATTTACTGATTTGAAAATTAAAGATAAAAATCTTCGTACTAGATTAATAGAATCTCTGAAAGAAGAAGAAAAAGTTTTTAACTCATTACATAACAAAGATTCTGTTATTATTAAAGAATCAGTTGATGATATTGATTTTTTTGATAGTGATTCTGAGAATGAAGATGATGAGGAAGAGAAAGAAAATTTATATTTAGAAAATAATATGGTGAATTTTGAAGGTATGATTGCCCTTTTAAAATATATCAATTTATCCAATAGTTTTAAACCTATTCAAGTAAAAATTGCTCAAGATTTACTAACCAATATCTTCTTTAATTGTATTAAGGCTCATGAAGATTTATATGATGAAGTTTCTTCCAATTCGGAATTTCTTAAACATATAAAATAAATTATTTTATTCTAACTTCTTTATAAATTGTACAATTCTTAAATTTTAGTTCATCTTTAGGATGTTCAGTTCCCAAGTTTTCACAGGACTGTAGGGTCCACTTTGTATTACTATCTAACAATCCTAATTCTGTATAAAAATAGGTAACCATTGCTGAACAAAAGAAAGTATCTTTTCTTCTAGGATTAGTTAGACTAATTTTAAATTTAGCATCAATCCAATCAATAGGATCAAGGTCATACGGTCTATTGTGAACTACAGAATGTGCCTGTTGAAACTTGGTATAAAACTCGTCATTTCTATCACAATCAATATGACGCCAATATACCTTACCATGAAAATCGCCTACCATTTTTTCTAAAGGTACCATCATACAACCTAATTTAATTTCGTTGTTTTCTGAATCTCCGTATGGTTCATAACTAGATTCTATTATATAGAGTCCTTTAAGTTCTGGAGCCCAAGATGGGTCTCTGACTACAATAGCAGAATGGGAGTACATGCTATTGGTACAACACATAATACAATCAGTAAAACATGAAAATAAACAATTCATACAACTATTACATTGGTCTTCTTGGTGAAATAATAACATATCACCGGTCTCTAGATGGTTAAGATCAACCAAGCTAGTATATTTACTCATTATTATTAATATATTAATATCTTTAAATATATTGATATATTTTATTTTTTATTTTCATTGAATCTAATGTAATATAAAGTGAATAGTCATAAAAATTGAAAATTGAAAAAACACAATAAATTATTAATGTCAGAATCAAGCTCTGAACTAAACTTTTTATATCAAAGACTATCGGAAGATAGTTCTGAAGATAATTTATATCAAACCATGCATGCTTTTTTAAATTATTTAGATAACAAAGGATATTATTCATTGTTATGTAAAAAAAATCTAATGGAACTTGCTAAAGCGAAAAAAATAGATAATAAGGTTGATAGGACTATTTGGACCAAGAAGATTGCTATGGTTTTTGGTAAGATTTTAAAAAGAATCAAAAATACATATCAACCTAATACTTTATATTTTGGTCATTATCCTGAAACAACAACAAATGTCTATGGTACGATGGACTTTGTTAATAACGATATTATGATTAATTTTAAAAATATAGTTAGCGGAGGTTCTCATCTATTAATGCTTACATCAGAAGGGTCACTATATAGTAATGGAACTGGTAATTTTGGACAATTAGGACATGGGTCTGAATTGACAGAATTAACCAATTCATTACAGATTGAACCATTACCTAAGATAAAATATATTTCATCAGGTTACGCTTATAATTGTGTTATATCTGAAGACGGTGATATTTATTCTTGGGGTGCCGGCGAAGATGGAAGATTAGGACTAGGAGATAATGATAATAGAAGTAAACCTACATTAGTTACTGCTGATGTTAAATTTAAAAGTGTAGCATGTGGTTCAACCTTTACCGTAGCTCTTTCCACCGATAATGAAATTTATAGTTGGGGTTGTTATTGTGCAACTGGACATATTGAAGATGAAGACACATTGGTGCCAAAAAAGATTAAAATTTTTGAAGGAAGATTATTTCACAAGATATCTATTGGACCAGGTTCATATCATGTTTTAGCATTATCTGCTTCTGGTAAACTATTTAGCTGGGGACATAATCGATGTGGACAATTGGGTATTGGTAGTAATATAGGTGAAAAAGAAAATGAAGAAGATTTTTATGTTAGGATTCCTTTTATGGTATCCAAGTGTATGATAGGAGATAAGTTGATGGATATTTCAAATTATAAAATAACGGATATAACTTCTGGTTGGGGTCATAGCATGTTTCTTACCAGTAATGGAAAAGTATTTACTTCAGGTAGAAATCATCAAGAACAGTTAGGATTCTCAAAAGATATTTGTATGACTAATGGTAGAGGTATTATTTATTATCCTTATTTCAAACTAGTAGAATTTCTAGAAGATTATACTATTATAAAGATATTTGCAGGAGGAGAACACAGTGCTGTCCTAACAGATGATAATAGACTTATTTTTTGGGGTAATTGTTCTAATAATTTAGAGGAATATATTATAGAAAAAATTATTTATCCTTACGGTACGGGAGCTGTTTATATTACTAAACAGTACAATAATTTATCAGATGTACATTTAGGCAATGAGTGTAATTGTATTATTAATGGTAATTAGTTTTATTTAAAAATTGATAGGGTGATAGATGGTAAAAATATGTATGTTAATATATTTATTTATTCATTTTGTAAATCAATTAACTAAAACTTTTCTACGAGGAGTAATTGAAGAAAATATATAAAAAAATGTTGGAAATAAAACAGAAAGAAGAAAATAAATAAAAAACCAAAAAGAGTTAATAAATGGTCTACTAATATAGAACAAAAAAAAGATATTGAAAAAGATGTTTATCTCTCATCTAAGTATCATGCCAATTTTTATGATTACTATAGTTATGATTGTTGTAGTTATGATCATTATTATAATAATTATTGTGGTAATTATTATCTGAATGATGGATATGAATGGTAGGAAAGATATGTAATTAATTTAAGATTTATTATTTTTTTAAATATATATTATCAATTTTACGATTATAAGAATCTTACTTGTGGAACTAACTCTATTAATAAATTTTCAACTATTAAAGTTGTCTGATAGTAAGTTATCACATACCCTATAAATAGGAAAAATAAGGTGTTTATAAATCTTATGGATATTTTGAAAATGATTATAATGGATACTATGTAAGACTTAATGATCTAATTTTAACTGTTTTTTTAATTTTAAATATTTATTTTTATATTTTAAATATTTATTTTTAAATAAGCCAACATCATGGCAAGATTTACAAAAATCTCCTTTGATTGGTTTTTCACAAGTATTACAATGAAATTTAATTTGATCCTTCAAATTTTTACCATAATTACTATAACCATTTGGATTTGTTTTAAAATCACCACGAATATTTGGATCTATTAATGGTTTATTTACATGTTTTAGATATTCTGAATTTAATTCTAAGGTAGCAAATGATCTGTAATAAATCGATTTAGAAGCAACACAAGATGATAAAATACATGCTAACATATCTTGTTGAGGAAGTTCCCTATTATATTTTTTATTTGTTTCATTACTGACAGTATCAATATAAATGTTACTTGGACTTATATTTAGTTTATATGTGTCTTTCATTATATTATTATTAAATAGTTCAAAATGATCTAATGTAATAAGGTATTCACTTTTATCATATTTCAATTCACTTCCGTCCTCTACTTTTAAAACTTGTGATTTATCAGCACTAGAAGGCATTATACCAAAACTAATATTATCTTGATGTCCGCTTATTATTGATTCTATATTATGATGTTGTAAATATTTTCTAGTAATATCATTATAATATACCGATCTATCACTTCGTAGATAACCTTTTTTATAATTCATCCTAAAATCACCCCATTGAAACTGATTATTATCAGTTAAGTTACTAAATAATTGTAGTGTAATACTATCATCATTATTATCTAAAAACCTTTTGAGCTCACCCCCTATAAAAGACTGTGAACTCAAATTCCAACCACATACAGATGTATCAAAAGCACCGTGACAAACTTGAAAAGTAGATCCATTAAAATTTAAAAAAATAGCGACTGGTAAATAATATAAGCTTTGTTTCATTTCATTAATAGTAGTTTTATTTAGTTGATGTATCATTTCAGTCTTAGTACCACCGCCTTTTCCAAGGCTATTCGTATACTGTGCAATATTTTCATGATTTCCTTTTACTATATAAACGCATTTAGGATTCAGTTGTTTTAAATTAAAGACAGTCCATAATACTTCAAGAGAATACGGTCCTCTATCTAAAAGATCTCCTGTAAAAAAAATATAATGATCTGGTTTTAGTGTCATTGTACTTTCAATAAAAGAATCACTAATATCTCTTAAAATATTTCCTAAACTATGAAAACTAGAGTGAATATCTCCTATAAAATGGATTTTTGAGTTAGGATTATCTATTTTAACTTTTTGTACAAAAAACTCTTCCTTACTAAAACTAACTGACTTAATATCTACCCATTGATCTTTGTAAGAATTTTTATAAAATTTATTAATATTTTTAAGTAAAGGTAAAAAAAAAGCTGAATCAAATAATTTATAGTTTCCATCTTTATATATATTATCGAGTGCATGTTTACTTGGATTAAGTGCATACGTATTATATGGTCTATACCAATCAATTATAGTATTATCCCATATATAGTTCCAAAAGCAAAGAGTATTATGATCTTCATATGATGAAGATTGTATATAATCTTTTACAATATTAACAGCTTCCTCTTCTAAAGGGTTTTCTTTTAAATCTGGATAATTATAATTTTCATACTCTTTTCGTTCTTTAATAAGATGTTGATAACGATAGTGTTTTACATTTTTAGTTGTTTCTAAATTACAAGTTACATTTAAGTTATATTTATTTATTTTTGTATCAAATAAAATACTCATATATATATATATATATAAAATTTATATTAATTTTTAAATATAATATAATGGAAAGTACTGAAATAAAAATAGTTAATTATAGTATAGAAGAACCTAAATTAGAGACTATCCAAAAAATAGTTGGTGGATATTTTACTATTATACCTTTACCTGATGGAAAGATGATGTATGTGAATGAAGAAGGTGGGTTAATGAATCTTAAGATAAACAAAGAGGCTTCTAGTATTACTGGATTTTCTATATTTGGTAATGTAATTATTGTAGGTTAATATTAAGGGTATAAATACTAATATTTTATTTATATGAATTATAATATAATGATATTTAAAAAAAATTTAATATATGGATTAATATTAGCATATATTTATTGTGAATTATTATTACCTGATAAAGAAGGCTATGGAACGAAATTATCTACTAACAAAGATTTAACTATACCACCTATAGTTTATAAAGGTATGTTAATAATAAAAATTAATAAAAATAAAGCAATTCACATTCATCATTGGGTATTTTTCTTATTATTAATCATTATTCTTTTTTTAATTAAAAGTAAGATTTCTGATACAATTGATTTATCGATATTTTTAGGATATTCTGTAGGTATGATAATTCAAGGCTTATTATACAAAGATAGATTTGATTTTTTTTGTAAAAACCCATATCAATAATAAGAAGAAACTTTGTTCTTTTTATTATAAAAATTGAAAAACCAATTATATATATTATATTAATGTCCCATCAAGATTGGAAACCAGTTATTTTTAACAAAAAGTTTAATAATGTCAAACATAAACGAGGACCAGGTAAGTCTCAAGCTCAGAAAATAGAAGAATCAGATAGCGTTAAGGTTAAATATTTTCCTAAAGATCTAGCAAAAAAGATTGTTGCTTACCGTAATGAAGTAGGTATGACACGAAAACAACTTGCTCAAAAGCTCAATATGAAAGATTCATACCTGGGTACTATTGAATCTGGTAAAGCAGTTTATAGCGGAGGGATGGTTGGTCGCTTTAAGAGACTACTTAATAACTATCAAAAAAACTTAGAAAGAGAAAGGAAAAAGAAAGAAAAAGAAAGTAAAGAGTAAATATTTTATTTAAAATAATTTATATATAAATATATATATAAATGAAGTTTACTAAAAAAGATTTAATTTATTTATTAGGATTTTTTATTATAATTTTTTATTTTAAATCAACAACAGAAAAAATGTCAAATACTGATTTAAAAAATCTAATAGGAGAACAATATATGATAGATGTAGATGCAATTAGAAATCTTTCTAAATTGGCAAATGATCTTACTGTTAACAATAAATTAGTAATTCCAGGTGGATTAGAAATTAAAGGAAACCTTAAAGTTGATGGAAATGTAGGAGTTAGAAGAGATCCTCATCCTAAAGTTGGTCTTATAGTTAATGGTACTGGTTTAGCTCAAGGAGTTGAAACTCAAGGTGCTGGAGTTTATGCTGATAAAGCATTACATGTACAAGGTAATACTCGTCTTAATGGAAATGTAGGAATAAGAACAGAAGCTCTTCCTAAAGTTGGTCTTATTGTTAATGGTGCTGGTTTAGTTCAGGGAGTTGAAACTTCAGGTGCAGGAATTTATGCTGATAAAAAATTACATGTAAATGGTCCATTATTTGTAAATGGTACAACTCGTCTTGACGGAAATGTAGGTGTTAAAAGAGACCCTCATCCTAAAGTTGGTTTTATTGTTAATGCTGCTGGTTTAACAGTTGGTGTTGAAACTTCAGGTGCAGGAATTTATGCTGATAAAAAATTACATGTAAATGGTCCATTATTTGTAAATGGTACAACTCGTCTTGACGGAAATGTAGGTGTTAAAAGAGACCCTCATCCTAAAGTGGGTCTTCTTGTGAATGGAAGTGGTTTATCAGTAGGAATGGAAACAAATACAAACATACATACTAGAGATTTGATGGCAACAAGATATATTGGTGCAAGAAATGAGATTGCATCTACTGCAGGTCTTTATGCTAAATGTAGTAGTGTTAATGAGAGTGGATATGGTAGCAGTTGTAGTAAAAGTATGAAATAATCTACATTAAAAACTGTATAAAATATAAAATTATTATGATATTATTATTTATATGAATTTTAGCAAAAAAGATGCAGGTGATGGTGTATGGGTTGATTTGTATGGACAAATGAAAGGTCTCCTCCCCGTTAGATCGATTACAACAATTATGACTGATGATAAATATAGTGAAAAATTTAAATTAGTTCAAGCTTGATATTAAAAATATAGTTAACATATTAGAGCTAAATAAAAAATATAAGTTTATTATGATAATATTATTTATAAATGATATTTACCTGTCTCTTTACAATATTTTGCATTCTTATCCAAACTACCATAATGCTTCTCTAAAAATACCTGAGTTTTACATGGTGCCGGGAAATAATTACCTTCTAACATGATATCCTTAACAGGTAGAATATTATTAGTATCTATCACAGTAGTAAATGGATTAATATAATACATACTTTTATACTCTGTATCGTTAAGTCTTTGATAAAATTGTAAATCAATAGTAACATAATGATAATCAGCACCATTATATTTTTCTGATAAGAGATACTTACCATAACTAGGTTGATATACTTCTATTTTATTAGAATAAGATGATGTTAATCTACACTTATATTTTTCTGATAGATTATTTTTAATATAATTAAATATATTTATTATATTATCTCGATAATTAATCTTATCATCTAATAATATTCCAAAATCAAAGTCATCATCGTGTGGAATAAATTTATTATTTCTCCAAGCTCCTAATAGGGTACCATTTTCAATAAAATAAGTCTTATTAATCTTAGGTAAAATCTTATGATGTAACTCTAAGGCTAATTCTAATCTAGGCTTCCCGTAGATATCACAACCTGTTCCTGGAATTTTGAAATTATTATATTCCTGAGGATTATTGTTTTTCATTAAATTAGGTAATATAATTATTTATTTAATTTATAATAATTCAAATAAGACAGAAAAAATGTCAAATACATATATAAAAAAAATTATTCACGAAGAATACAAGATAGATGCTATAAGAAATTTATCAAAGCTAGCAAATGAACTTACTTTAAATAATAAATTAATTATTCCAGGTGGATTAGAAATTCAAGGTAAAATATCTTGTAATAGTTTAGCAGCTAATAAAAGTATTTATGCAGCTACTACTATTCAAGCAGAAAAAGGGTTATACGGAAAGGACTTGACTATTTATAATTCAGGTAGCGTAGGAGGCAAAACTATTTTAACTTTTAATCAACCTGTACGTATTAAAAGTGGTGCTAATGGTCATTTTTCAGGAAAATACTTTCATACACATAACGATACTATAATTAAAGCAACTGCTCCAATCTACAAAACCCAATATACTTTTGAAAAGTAAATATAATTTCTAAAACTAGAGAAGAGTTATTCAAATACATTTTGAGTTGCCATCTAGTAAGTATATCCTCTATTAATAAGAAAATGAAAAGGAATTTTAAAAGACCTGTTTTTGTTGATTATATTGACAGTAGAAAAACAACATTTAATCCTACTATGTATACTCTGATAGAGATAGTAACCTTTTTGGAAACTTAAAGAGTATAATATGATTTTATAAGAAATGAAATAAATGAAGAAAACATCCAAATCACAGAAAAATTAGTTTATTAACAATTTAAACCTATTAAAATAACCTTATCAGTTCATAATTATCTAATTCAATCAAACATTCTAAAGTATAGATAGCATCATTCATACTATTATGTAGATTTTCAGGCATATTACCAAAAACATATTGATATAATTCTCCTAATTTAGGATATTTAAATCTTTTATTATTATTTTTGAAAGGAAGTTTGCAAATCTCTACAGTATTTTTCATAGTACAAAAATATGGAAGTTTTTCTATTTTTCTTAAAATTGGGAAATTTACTAACTGATTTTTTTTCATATACCGAAACATTTCACTCATGGTTACATTAATATCAAAAGTAATATTATGTCCAACTAATTTACTAATATTATATTTTTGAAATATTTCTATTATTTTTTCAAACAACTTATTAATACTAATTCCGTTTTTATTTGCAATATCCATAGTAATTCCATGGATATTACTATTATTAATAATAAAACCATCCGGTTTAATTGTGTAATCAAATTCAGCTAAGGTTTCATTAATATTAAAATCATAAATAATGCCAGAAAATTGTACTAATCTACAACTATTATATAAGTCGATATCATTATATGACGAAAATTTACTACCTGGTCTTTTCATCGGTAAACCAGACGTTTCAGTATCAAATACCATTACTATTTTTGAATTATTTTTTGTATTCACTGCAGCTTGACTCATTACTATCATAATAATTCATTTAATCATTTTTTTTTATTTTAAAATATCTATTATAATAGATGTGTATGATAAATAATTGTTCAGGTATGGCTATCACAGTAGATGGTTATTGTAATGTTCATAAAAATTTTACTAATATGGATTTTGATATTATCCATCAATATATTGAAAATAAAATATCAGAAATAAATCCAATAGATAATATTGATAAGTTAAATAAATTTATCAAGTTAGTTAAATATTTACTTTATAGAATAGAATTTATTATGAAACATATTGAAATATTAGATATAATCATAAAAAAATTAGAAATATTTTATTATAATTTTAAGGAAATAATTCCTAAAAATAGTAAGATTGAAAAAGATATTATTGATCTATATATTAAAGTAAATTTTACCCTAGATGATATAGTTGCAGGAAATATTGAAATTAATACAGATTTATATAATAATGACATGTTGTAAAGGTGAATGTAATTTAAATAAATTTACAAGTGACGGATATTGTTATGTGCATAGTTATATGACTAATACTGATGACAATATTATTATAAATCATATTAGATGTAAATTTTTTGAGATTGATAAATCTTACGGTGTAAAACGATTCAGAGAGATGTTACGCCTAGGTGGATATATTAGTTATAAGAAAGATTTTTTTCTAAAATCAGAAAAAGATAGTATATTATTTAAAACCGCTTATAATAGGTATATCGAAAGAAATCTTATTAAAGAAGCGATGGATTGTGGATATGATATATCAGAGTCGGATAAAATATATTTTAATAAAATTAGAGATAGGCTTAATATTATTAAAAACGAATTAGAATCAACTTAGTTTTTTTAAATTATTATCGATTATTTCTAGAGATTCATCAATTTGTTCTTTAGTAATAACTAGAGGAGGGGCTAATCTTATAGTAGTATCATGAGTTGATTTGGTTAATAACCCATCATCCCTAACACTTTTAATAAAATTATTAGTTATATTTTTATTATTAAACTCCATCGCATTCATTAAACCTCTACCTCTAACATCTTTAACAATATCATAATCTGTTGTTATAGTTTCTAGGTTATCTCTAAAATATTTACCTAATGTTTCAGAATTTTGACATAAATCTTCATCGATAGTTATGTCAATTGCTTCCATTGCGATAGCTGCTCCTAATGGATTACCTCCAAAGGTAGAGCCATGAGTTCCTGGTGTAATACTATTCATTATATTATAATCTGCCAAAACAACAGAAACTGGCATAATTCCACCAGAAAGCGCTTTTCCTAGAATCAGAATGTCTGGTCTTACATTATCATGCATACAAGCAGTCATTCCACCTGTTCTACCCATACCAGTTTGAACTTCATCTGCTATCATCAGAACATCATATTTATCACATAAATATCTAACATGACCAATATAACCAGAATCAGGAATTATAATACCTGCTTCTCCTTGAATAGGTTCCAACATGATAGATACAATATTCGGATTACTTTTTAATTTATTTTCTAATGATAATATATTATTATATTCAACCATTTCAAAGCCTCTCATGTATGGTCCAAAACCCTGGTAACAAGATGGATCCGATGAAGAGGATGATGCTGCAAGTGTTCTACCCCAAAAGTTATTTCTGCAAAATAAGTTAACTGCTTTATTATACTCAACTTTCTTAACATTATAACCCCATTTCCTAGCAATTTTAATAGCTGTTTCTCCAGCTTCTACTCCAGTATTCATAGGTAATACATTGTCATATCCAAAAGTATTACACATCTTTTGCATGAAATTACCAAGAACATCATTATATAATGCTCGACTAGTTAGTGTTAATTTACTTGCTTGTTGATTCATAACGTGTAATAGTCTAGGGTGACAATGTCCTTGATTAACAGCAGAATATGCGGAAATAAAATCTAGGTATTTTTTGTTATTGGTATCCCATAAATATACTCCTAATCCTCTATTTATACAAACATTCTCTGACATATAATTTCTAGCTCCGTAGATTAACTCTCTTTTAATTACGTTGTTCATTATAATTAATAAAAAATAATCTTTAGATATATAATGGAAATGATACAAGTATTAGGACCTTTTAATTCAGGTTCAAGTTTATTCAACGGGATTCTTAATAGTGGTGTTGATATGAAAATTATGAATAGAGCTTGGTGGAAACATACTCTAGATTTAAATAGAATAGAATCTATTGTAAAAAATAATCCCAAATGTTTATTTATTTGTGTTTATAGACCTTTTCCTTTTTGGGTATTTGGTATGTTAAAAGCCCCTTATACTTTAACTTGGAATAGAAATCTTTATTCACCGTGTCAAATGAATGAAACAATTCATACAATTAAAAATCAAAGTAAATTCAATAATATTTCAGATATATATAATAAATATTATAATAATTACATTTATCTAGAAAAAAAATATAAAAACGTTATTCACGTAAATTACTATAAATTTATTAAAAGAGATACTGTATATAATTATGTATCAGATATACTAAAGCCATTTAACATTGAATTAGAAGAAAACTTTTATCACAAGTTAGAAAAACCTATTAAAAAGCATGGTAATCCTGTTAAAAATTCAGAAGAAGCGTTCATTCGAAAACAAAAAATAATTGATAAAATTAATTGTAGCCCAAATATTAAAAAATATTTTGATGAGTATACAGACATGATTATAAAAAATTATTATGAAAATTAAATTTTTAATTTATAAGCTATTAATAATATGAAAATAACTTCTGATATTATTAATAAAATATTTAGTAATAAATTAAAATTAACTAAGAAATCTGACATTGTAACTTTATCTAATTATGACAATATGATTCCTATGTTTGATATTTATAGTATGAAAATTTATCCAATTGAAAATATCAATATACACTTTAGAATGGTAGACTGTCATTATAGATTTATTAATAAAGAATTATTTGATTGGATGAATAATATTGTAAAAAAAAAGAAGAATAATTATATGATTGTTAAGCAAAATTTAGAAATTTTAAAAAGTTATGATATTACCATCTTGTATGAAACTTCTGTTAATACATTTTTTAAATATAGTCCAAAATTTGGATTAGAAATCTCAATTTGTAAAAGAAATAGTTTTAATCCAAAAATGAAACATATTACACCATACTATAGTAAGAAAGAATTGTTAAAACTAGGAAAAAATATGAAACTAATTAAAGATAGTTCAAATTATGACCTGTTAGATCAAGATACACATTATAAGATCTGTAAACAAATTAGTAAAAATGACATATCTGTTGATACTATTCTTCAACATAGTCAATATATTATTAAAAAAAAGATGGTACAATTAATAATGTATTACTCGCTTAATGGAAGTTTTTTAATGAATAAACTATTAAGAGATTTTTCAACTGAAAGTAAATACTATAACCCTCAACAAGTTACTAACATAAAAGACTTGGTAGGTTTAATTAACAAAGCACCTGCTTTACCTAAAGATTTTTATTTTTATAGATTCATCTGGGAAGATGATTTTCTTGTAAAACTTAAAATAGGGGAGCATTTTACAGACAATGGTTTTACTTCAACTACAAGAGACCCTTTTTATTCTCCAGGAACCAATTACAATTTTGGTTTAGTATTATTAAAAATAAATATTCCTAAAGATGTTAAAGGGGTAGGTTTATTTATAGAAAATTTTTCTTTATTTCCAATAGAGGAAGAATTTCTATTAGGGCCAGGAAATAAATTAAAACTTATAGGAAAAGATAATAACTTTAAATACCATCATCTTAATCCTAAATTCGAAAGATTGGTTACCAAAAAATATGAATTTGTTTGGGATGGTAAAGATACTAAGATTATTAATAAGATTAACAATTTACCAAAAAATAATATTTCTATCCCATTAATTAATCAAAATACTAAAGTAGAAGGTGATACCATAATAGAAAGATTAGAATTCATAGTAAAAAATTTTTCGTCACATTTTAATCTCACTATTAACAAATACAAGCTAACACTTCATTGGTTTGATGGAACAAGTAGTTATAAAGATTTTTATTATAATAACACTACTAAAGGTTTAGTAATTAATCTGGTAGAAGATAATATTATAGTAACTAGCATTGAGTGTGGAGGTGAAATGGTAGTTAACTATCTTTTAACAAAAGTTTATAATGATAATAGTACTAGGAAAGAATTAGAATTGTATCATATAATAGCTAAACTTATAGGCTATGAGTATTTTATAATTTATGATACTTTCCACCATATTAAGTTATCACCAAATGATGATGAAAATATTTTTAGAATTAATCAAAAATATAATGTTGATCTTGCAGAATATATTAAAAATAAATCTTTTAAAAATGTGAAATATGGAGAAAGATCTATTGGTTCACTTAAAATGAAACTAATTTTTAATAAGAAGAATAATGACTTGAACAAAAAATATGGAAATAGTATGAATTTAACATTAGGAGAATTATATCAATATATGATAAAAAATAATTATTACTATCTAGAAAAGATAAATAAATATTTATTAGACGAATATCAAGATGCTATATACACTACCAGAATAAATAGTAAATCTTATTGGGAAGATATGAATGAAACATTTGAAAGTTTCATGAATGTATCTTCAAAAGAAGAACTATACGATACTTCTTTTAATAGAAGAAGAACACGTCAGTAATTTACTAAGTATTTTGCTAGAAATAAACTAAATGCTACGTCTGAAATATAATGTACACCTAAGTAAACTCGACTTAATGAAACTATAAATGCATTTATTATTACTAAATTCTTTATAAATAGATTATTTATTTTACATGAAACTGCTAATGCTATATAAAAAGCAGTAAAACTATGACCACTAGGAAAAGAATATTCATCAAAAAATTTATTATCATAATTTATAATTTCTTTAAAATTTTTAAATGGTCTTTTTCTTCTAATAGTATTTTTTAAAACTAAAATTATTAAGATACCCACAAAAAAAATTTTAAGTTGTTTAAATGATATAAAATTTATTTTTAAAAATATAATAAATAATACTATAATTTTTTTAAATTCTATTGTGGATGAAAAGAATCTAAAAAAATTTACTAAATCATATTTTTGTAATTTTTTAGTTAATTTTTTTTCAACATTCTTTATCATTATAATTGTTTCATAAAAAAATATTTATATACTTATATATATGAATTTTAATTTTAAAAATAATTATCAAAGTATTTTTTTGATAATTTTAAGTTTAATAATTATGTTTCAATTCTATCAGTTAATGCAAAAAGAAGAAGATGAAACAATATCTGAAGAACCAGAAACTTACAATGAGACTGAAAGTATTAAAGACTCGGTTAAGCCTAATATAAAAGTTAGGAAAAATAAAATTAAATCTAAAACTAAACGTGTAAGATTTTTAGAACCAGAGAAAAAAGAAGTTGTTAGTTCAAATGGTATTGAAAAATATGGAAGTCCAACTGATATGTATGAAGATGACGGTAATAGAATAATTTTTTGGAAATTTAGTCAACCTAATCCATGGTCTACATTGTATTTAAATCAAACAAATGATACTTTCACTTTCGGCCTTAATCATCCTATAAGTAAAACTCTATTAAATGAATGGAATAATATAATACCTAACTTAGGATTTAATGATAAAGATAAACATCTAATGATAACTACCAGTGACGAAGAATCAGCATTAGCTGTAATTAATTTAGTTTTAAATACAGTTCACGAAGAATTGAGTATTAAAGAAATTATTGAAAGTAACTTGATTGATATAAGTGTAGCTAAAATTAGAGCCCATCCACTAGTTAAAACTAAAATATTAGAACAAATTCATGAAAAAATTTCTATTAATAAAGAAACTATAGAACCAGAAGACGGAATGGACTTAGCTACAGGTAAGCTAGATATTGGAGCATATGGTGGTAATGAGTTCTCATTTTTATAATGAGTTCTCATTTTTATAATGAGTTCTCATTTTTATAATGAGTTCTCATTTCTATAAGAACATTTCTTTAAATTTTTCTTGATTTTTAACTACATTTTCTTTTAATATTTCTATATTTTTAAAAGTAATATTATTCATATTAGCTTTAAAATCAATCTTATTATAGTTAATTCCAAAGACTTTTTTCATTAAATGTTTCATACCACCTTTGAATCTATATTGTTTTAAATTTAATTCTTTTTCAAACAATTCAAGATCTTCCAATGAGTTAGCTTCTATTTCACAATATTCTGGTGTTCCGGGATATATATCAAAAATAACTTCTATTTTAGTATCATTATAGGATATGATCCACTTTTCTCTCATTTTTTCTACTCGATATTTTTCATGTAATCCAGTATTGTTAAACATTTCTAAAATCGTTTTTTCATCTGTGTTTACTATCATCATTTCTATTTCTTTATCAAATTTCTTAAAATTTTGTATTTTTTGAGTATAAAGATAGTTAATATCATCATCAGTTCTCAATCTATGGAACATTTTAGTCTTATTCCTAAGAACTATATTTTTTATGATTCTACTTGGATTTACATTAATACCATTCAAATCTTTTATTTTATTAAGAATACTAGATTTATCATACCCATAATATCTATATTCAAATTCAAATTTCATTATATTTTAATGTAAATTATATTTTAAATCAGTTAATATAAACTATTTAAAATTAATTGTAGTTAGAGATATTCTTTTGGTCTATTTTTATAAACACCATCAAAATCTGTCCAAAACATTTCTAATTCATCTAATTCTAACTTTACAACAGGTTCTGATATTATCTCAAATATAAATTGACTATTTCTAGTTCTTCTATAAATTAATTCAACTACTTCTGAAACTTTAAATATTTTCTCATTATGATATACAATATCAATATATTTTCTATCATTATTATCAATCAATACTACATAACTGTTTAAATTGGAAGAATCTTCCAATTCTATTACAGTATGAGACACAATTTCAGCTTGATATATTGGTTCTCTATCTTTAGATCTATATTGCATAAAGTTTTCTAATTCTGTGCTTTTATCTCTACGTCTAATATCAATTGCATTAGCATAATCAAAAGATTTTTCTGATAATAATTGATAATGTTTATTTACCCAACTATAAAATGTCATTTTATCTTTTACTTTTCTAGCAACAAATTTTAACAGCATTAAAATTTGGTAATTATGGGTATTAATTTTCTTATCAGTATTTCCACTTTTTAAAGTTTCATCTGATTCAAAAAGTATCTGAATCATAGCTCTTTTTACAATAATACTTATAAATAATACCAGACTATTTTTTTCTTCTTGATGAATATTAAAAGTTAAAAATTCTCTTAATAATTTTATTTTATTACCTTCTAATCCTCTTTCTAATATTTTGTCACGATAATCAATAACTTCTATAAATAAATAAAGAATCATGATAAAACAATCTATAAAATTTATTAATTTAGTATGATTTTTCATTTTTAAATTAAATTTTGACAATTTATCAATTTCTTCTATATTTCCTTCTAAAATATTATATATTTTTAGTTCATATTCTTGAAGTTTAAATTTATTTTTTAAATAATCTTCTTCTAATTTAAACTTTATTATCATAGCCTCGTCATTTATCATTTTAATTAATAAATATACAAAATTTAAACCAGTATTTTTTTCTTCTAAATTTTCAATTAACGTGATAACATCTTTTAATTTATTATCAAATAAATTATTAAATGTTACTTTGTTATTATTTATTTTTTGTTTATGTTCTTCAATATTTTTTTTAATCTTTTCATATTCTACAAGAAATGACTTGGGTTTTTTACTTAAAATATTTCTAATATTTCTATTTCTCTTCAAATCCTCTGTTCTTTCAATATTTTTTTTTAAATCTTTTACATTTTTTTTTTTTTAATTTTTTTTTTTTTTTTTAAATTCTTTTTTTTTTTAATTTTTTTTTTTTAATTTTTTTCTTTTTTTTTTTTTTCATCTAATTCTTTTTTTGAATTAGCTAATTCTTCAGTTTCTAAATCCTCTAAAAATTTGTTATAATCAGCATATAAAATTTCTTGAGTTAAAATATTTGGATCATCCTCAACATCAACACCTTTCTTTCTCCTTTTTTTAGCTTTTTTTGATCTTTTTTTAGCTTTTCGTATTGCTTGAACTTCTAACATATCTTTTTCTATTTTTTTTCCTGATTCTTTCAAGGAATCATTAAAATCCTGATATATTTTTTCTTCTGCAGCTTGTCTTGCATCTGCAACTCTTTTAGCATCAGCATCTGCAATCCTTTTAGCATCAGCCGCTCTTTTAGCATCAGTCGCTCTTTTAGCTTTAGCGGCTTTTTTAGATTTATTTTTTTTTCCACCGCCCTTATTTACTAATTCTAAATATTTTTTCTTATATTTTAAATATTTATATTCATAATCAATCATATATATATATATATAGATTTTTTATATAGTTCTTAAAATAAATAATATGATACTATTAGATACATTTTCTCATTACATACCAACTATAGATACT